TGTACCGGTGGAGGCGGACCCTCCGGTCGGCGGTCACTTCGCCCACCAGCGGACTGCGCGTCTCCAGACGACCACGGGATGCCAGGCGGGGTAGATGTCGGTGCCAGCGAGGCGGTGGCGGCGCTGACGCCGCGTCTCCGGGATCACGACCGGCCTGCTGTCAGGCCGCGACCCTGGGAGACGGCGCGCTCTCCCGTGTTCGCGTTCTGGCCTGCACGGTGGCCCGCGCTGTAGGCGGAACGGTCGGTCTGGGAGGCCCGCGAACGGGACTTCCGGGTGCTCATCCCATCCACATGCTCGTCGACCCGCGACTTCCGGTCGATCAGGACAAGGTCGGTTCCGGTCGAGGCTTCGGCGATGACGGTGCGCCGGTTGTCCTGGATGCGCGACGCCGCCCCCTGCCCGAACGCCGTCACGAATGACAGGCGGGCGGTGCGCTTCACGCTGTCGTCCTCCCACGCGTAGCGGTCCCGCTCCCCGTCCCACCACTGCTTCATGCTGACGGTGGCCTGGAGGACGAGAGAGTTGATCAGCGCCTCCGCCTGCGCCACGTCGGACTCGTAGCCGACGATGTAGAGGACTCGCCGGTTCCCACGCATCGACTGGAGGGGTCGGAGTGTCCCCAGGGCGAAGACGATCGCTGTTCCGAGGCTGAGGTGGGCCTTGGAGTAGACGCCCTCGAAGACGATGTGCTTCTCGACGATCTGCTCGCTGGTCTGCCCGTGCAGGCGGCGCCGCTCGTCGATGGTGGCCTGGTCGATGGCGTACTTCGCCATCAGCCGGGCCGCGTGCTCCATGAGGGCTTCGGCTTCCTCTGGGGTCGTGCTCTCCGCCTTGGCGAGCAACTGTGCAATCAGGTCGATCTTCTTCTCACTCACGGTGATGCCTTTCGGTTGGGGTCGTACCAATAGTCTAGCGTGCTCCGGGGCTAGCCCGAACCACGGTTCGGTCAGGACTGCACGTCGAACTCGGTGTCGTAGAGGTCGTGCCGGTCGACGAACGACGCCAGTCGGTCGCCGCAGGCGTCCGCGTACTCCTCGGCCATCGCGACTCCGTAGTCTCCGGAGGTCGAGCGGAGCATGTCGCAGGCCCGCTCGTAGTCGGCCAGCAGGTCAGCGGCCTCCGACTTGACGGCGGGGGCGATGGTGGTGGGGAGGTCGGTGTGTGTCATACCAATAGCGTAACGAACAAGGAGCCCGCCGTCTAACCAGGGTTAGGACGGCGGGCTCGCTGACGATCAGTAGGAGAAGTTCCGGTGATACACCGCGCCACCGGCGGAGAAGTGAGAGCCACGGTTGACCCACCCGCCGTGCACCGACTTGACGATCTTCGTCTCCGGGGCATCGGCGCGGACCATCGACTCGCACTCCTCCGGGGTGTACCGGTGCGTCCACACGGGGAACGGGCCGTCGTAGCGGGCGGGCTGGTGGCCGGTCGAGAGGTCGACGGTGCGGAGCGGCTTGACCCATGCGGTCTTCCCGGATGCGCTCACTCGCGTCACGACGTACCCGTATGCGTCCTGCGGGTAGTTCAGGGTGACGCCGTCGCCGACGGTCAGGGTGGACTGGGCGGTGGGGGTGATGGTGGTCATCGGCTTGCCTTTCTGGTTGGTTGGGGTGATACCTATAGCGTAACGAGCAGGTCGATCGCTACTTGACCACCGGCGGGCGGTGGCCCTGTCGGCGGGCCTCGGTCGTCCGGTCCCCATGCAGGCCCGCCATCGGCCTCCCACCGAAGGGGCGGAAGCAACGAACGTCCGGTCCCGCGTGGCAGATGGGGCACTCGACCACGAGGCTCCAGGCGATCGAGGGGTGGATCGGCTCGTCGCCGGTCGGCTGTGGGGTCGGGGTGCGCTCCGCCTTCGGCTCACGGGCGAGCAGGCTGGCGAAGTCGGCGTTCACGGCGCGGTTCAGTTCCGCGTCGGAGAGGTTCTGTGTCATACCAATAGTCTAGCAGGCTGTGCGCCCGCTGACTAACCACGGTTCGGGTCGATGGCTCCGTAGCCGACGGAACGGGCGTAGTCGATCAGGCGGACCCGCTGGCCCTCGTCGGTCGGGAGCCCTGGGAGCCACCCGCCCTCCAGGAGGCGGCGGGCGGCGTCGTGATCCCCGGTCGCGGCACGGTTCATGAGGGCGATGTAGGTGGACTGGCGGGTGTTGTTCATGCCACGAAACCTAACTGTTGTTCGGGCTACTGCTGACCACGGCGCTTGGCCTGGTCGGCGACCCACGCCCGGTTCACTCCGAGTCGTCGGGCTTCCGCCGCCATGCCGCGACCCCACCCACCCTGGGCCTGCACGTACCACGTGATGAGGGACTGCTGTGCGGGCGTGGGTCCGGGGAGGGCGATGGTGCTGACGATGTCTCTGGGGTCGGTGTTCATACCACGAAACCTAACTGTTGTTCGGGGGCTGTCAATACCACGGGCGGGTTACCGCGTGACCTCCACGCGGCGGAGCCACCCGGTCGCCAGCACCTTGTGGAGGGCGGTGTACCCGTTGCCTGCGTGGGGCACCGTGAGGCGCACGGCCCGGCGGTGGACGCCGGGGGAGGTCTGGATGGTGGTGGAGGTGCGAGCCTGCATGATGTGCCCTTCGGTTGGGGTGGTCGAGGTGATACCACCAACGTAACCGAGGTTAGGACTAGCCGCTAACCACCGGCTGATCGACGGACCCCGGTCCTCGCGGCACCGATCACGCGCGACGCCGTCGAGGGGAGAGGCGCCACGCGGTCGCCGGGGTTCTGGATGTGCGCCCCGCCACTGACCCGCAGATGCATGAGGGCCATTGAGGTCGAGTCCACTTGGTCGTCGTGCTTGCCGGTCGGGAACTGCGCCATTTCGTCGAGGTACTGGTGCACCCACTCGTTGCCGGGCTCCAGGGGGTTCGGGAGGTAGACCTCGCCTGCCGCGACCTCCGGGGTGATCGCTCGGGCACGGACCTCCTTGCTCCCCTTGGGGACGATGCCCTCGATCCCGTTCAACTCCTTCTGGAGGGTTGAGATAACGGCGTACCCGTTGGCGGCGCGCTCCACGAGCCGACGGTAGACGTGCTTGCCGGTGCCGTGCTCCGACTCGGGTTCCGCCCACCGTCGCATCGTGATCAGGGTGTCGGTGAACTCGGTGCGCTCTCGTGTCTGTGCGACGAGGAACTTCCGCTGGTTCATGTCTCGGCACCACCGTTGGCCGACGGTGTAGTCGGAGGACTCCTTCTCCTCGATCGCCACGTCCCAGGAGTCGAGCCAGGTGAGGCCGACGGTGTCCTCGGGGCGGAACAGGACCACGTTGTCGCTGACCAACTCGGGGTTCCGGGTCCAGTACCGCCACCAGCCGCGCTGGAAGATGGTCCCTCCGGGGGGACGCGGCGACTGCTGGTACAGTGCGCTCCACGCGTACGGGCCGACCGCCGTCTCTGTGGAGGCCCAGCGGGCGATGGCCTCCTCCCGTGTCTCGTCGATGAACGGGCTGAACAGTGGGTCGCCTGCACGTCGGCCCAACGCGTCGTCCTCCTCGGCGATGGCCGTGAAGGTGATCACGTCGAAGGGGTCGCCTGCCGTGTCGACCCACCCGGTGAAGTCGTCCTCATGCCAGCGTGTGCCGATGACGATGACGAGGCTCGGGGGTTCCAGTCGGGTGCGGGCGGTGGTCTGCCACCAGTCTCGGAGTGCCTGACGTTTCGTCTCGGACGCGGCGTCGGCGTAATCCTTGACGATGTCGTCCACGATCATGACGTTGAACCCTCGACCGGTGATCGACTGGCCGACCGACCGGCTACTGACGCCGCCGCGCTCGCTCGTCTCCCAGTCGGTGACGGACCCGGCGTCGCGGGCCACGCTGAGCCCCAGGTTGGACCGGTCGTCCTCGACCATGCGCCGGATCGCCCGGCCCCACCCTGCGGCTAGCACGGGGGAGTGGCTGATCAGACCGATGCGCCAGTCGGGGTGTCGGGACAACAGCCACAGCGGCAGGTACTCGGAGGTCGTGACGGACTTGCCGGATCGCGGCGGCATGCTGATACGGAGGAACACCGACTCGCCCCGTTCGACGCGTTGCACCGATCGGGTGAGGCGGGCGTCGAGGTAGTCGAGGTGGGGCAGGTCACGGTGGCCCTCGTCGATCACTGCGGCGAGCCCCAGGGGGGATGCGCTCGCCAACTGCCTCAGTGCCTCCTGGAGGATGATCGGCCCCGCTTCGGGGTGAGAGTCCAGGATGTTCCGTTGCTCGCTCTCAGGAGCCCCCAGGAGGTATTCGAGGACGGTCGACGTGTTGCTCGTGTCAGTCATGCGCCGAACCGCAGTTCATCCTCGACCGACCACTCCAGGAGGGGATGCACGGGGAGCATCGACTCGCCGAACCGACGCGCTCGGTCGTCGGGGTTCTGGAGGAGTCCATCATGCAACCACGTCGGGAACATGAACCCGTCTCGGTGCCACGCGATGACCGGTCCAGGGTGGCGAACGGTAGCACCGAGAGGCCCGGCATCCGAACAGACGTTAGCCATCTACAGGCCCGTCGAGGTGAACGGGGCAGTCTCGGGGACGCACGCCGCAGACGCACCGGATGTCGTGGCCGACGGGGCACCCGCACCAGGCGTGGGAGCAGTCCCAGATGCACCGGCAGACCGTCACGGCGACTCGTCGAGTTGCAGGGTACGTCGCTTCTGTGCGAGCGCCGCCAGGGCGGTGAGCACCTGATCCTGGGATGCCGACAACTCGATCGCCCCGCCGTCAGCCCCGGTCAGTTCGAGCCTGGAGGAGTCCCGCCAGCCGAACGAATGGGTCAGCATGAACTGCGCCGCCTTCCAGTCCGGCGCCACGCCATTACGGGGATCACCCTGCGCCGCTTTGGTCACGGAGGCCCGGTAAACCTGCTCGCTCCTCGCACGCGCGTAGGCGATGACCATGACAAACACGC